CCGCTCGACGATCGCGTCGAGCTCTGCATCGGTCGCGTTCAGTAACCGATCGAACGGCCTGCACAACTCCGCGAGCATCTCGTCGCGGATACGGAGTTCTTCCCCGCGCAACTCATGCCCCTGCCGTGCCACCGCGGCCCGCGTCCGCGTCTTCGGATCTACTGTCCCTCTTGCTCCCATCTTGGTTTTCTCCCTTCTCAGGTTGCGACAACGACTTGGCGCACTTAGGATATGCGGTCGAGATCCTGCCGATCACCCGCCAAGCATTTGGAGGACTTTTCCAATGGACTATGAACCCCTCTATCTGAAGATCGGCGAGCTCGAAGAAAAGATGCTGCGCGCTTGCTCAGTCGATGATATAGAAGCCGCCCGAGAATGGTGCAAACACATGGGACTGAAGGAAGTAAAAGAATGGCTCCACCAGAACAGCACAGCAATCGGTTCAGTGCTGCTGGAGATAGACGCAGGACGTCGCGCGCCCGAAGTTTTGCGATCTCCGCATTTGAGGGCTCCATTTCTCTACGCCTGCGTGCTGCATTGCACCGCTGCTGGGCTCGCGTGGAAATTCTACTGCGACACTCGGAACGACGCGCCAGATAATCCTGCCAATGCTGCTGAGCCTTGCTCAGCGGAATACCTGGCCGCGGTGTTTGGGGCCGCATACTGGGAGTTCCGTGGGTCGGACTATCTGGACTACTGGCCGTTTGACCCGCCGAATCCCTTCGAGGAGTGGCAGCTGTGCTGATCATCCCTTTTCTCCCGTCTTCTCGCGTGCGTGCGTCGTTAGATACTTGAATCCGCCGTAGGGCCCCGCATCACTCACAATCCCCGCCTTCCCGCGGGGCCCAATGCGTTACGCGCCTTTCCGACCGTTCGCCACATCGGCATCCTCCGGTACCGGCAGGGGTAACTCCAGTTGCGCATCGGCCATCCCCAGGGAGTCCTTCACTCCGGTTAGGTCGATGCCAAGATCTTCGAGCGCGTCGGTCATGACATCAGCCAGATGCTCCAACGCCCGAAGCGTTTTGTCGATCCGTGCGACATGGGTCTCAAGACGACTGTGGAGGGTTTCATTCATCCCCATAGCTCCTCATACTTCTTGTTCGTGGCACGGGCCAACGCGTTCCTCACGCGCTTGGAGACCCTCTGCCCTTTGGCCACGAATGTTACCATCGACGGATGCACTTCAAGTTTCCGCGCGATGTCGGCAAACGTCAGTCCGCGGAGCTGGACGCTCTGCTTAATCAAGTCGAAACGGAGGCGCTTCAGGTCCGCAGGTGCTTTCTTGCTTGACATATCCAACCTTTCGCGATAACTTATATGAGGTCAAGAAATTGACTTAGTGATTAACTTACCGTATAGGTTATACGCTGTCAAGACTTCATGGACGAAAAAAAGCAAAGAAAAGAATACGGCAGGCAGGTGGAGGCCCTTCGGACGCGTCTCGGGTGGGGGCGTGAGCAGTTTGGCAAAGCCGTCGGCAACCTGAGCAGCGAGACTATCCGGATGGTCGAGAACGGCCACCAGAATCTCGGAAAGGCGGCGCGGGCGGCCGTTGAGAGACTGGCGGGAGGGGAGCTGAGGGAGACAGAGGGAGTCTGGCACGCCAGCCTGTCCCGCGAAATACCCCCAGATCTTCTCGAATGGATTGCAGATATCGCGCTGGACGACACACTTAAGGCAAAAGCTGAGCAGATCGGCGAGGTCGCAAATTGTGGTATTCGGCGGGCAATGACGTTCGTGGTGAGAGAGGAAATCGAGAGAAGGAGGGCAGGGAAATGAAGGGAATGATGGCGGCGATCGTAGCGGCGTCTATGCTGCTTGGTGGAGTGCTGCAGGGCGGAGAAACGAAGCGGTATACAGCAGACTACTACCGCGCAATGAGTCACAAGTTTGAGGGGACGGTCATCAGGCTCTATATCACCCACCTGGAACCTCGATCGACCGCCGACGCCATCCAGACCATCGACGGGATCGAGTATAAACTGTTTCAGGCGTGCACTGCCAATGGCGATACTGCTGGCGGGTGGATTGAAGTCGCGATCCCGCTGAAGAAAGTCGAACGTACCGTCAAAAAGTATGGTCTGGATCCGGCGAGTCGCGGGAACGCGTATGCTGTAAAGACGCTCCGGGGAACGCTCACAAAGGCAGTCTCAAAGGGAGGGGACCCGATCTACTATGTGATCATGCAAAGCAGGTGACCTGCCTTTATCCCGAGAAATCCCGATGGCATAGCCTCGGGGTTTCTCTTTTTTTGTCTTGAAAGGTTTAAGTTATAGTGTATGTTAGACGTATTGAGGTCAAATAGTTGACGCCACCACTCCAAGCCACGGAGGTTTGGCCATGACAGCGTGAATACAAACGGGGAGGTTTCGGGATGGTTACTGCGAAATGCGAGCCCAGTTTGGCGTCCGACGGCGAGATTTCGGTCGTAGGGTTACCGGCCGACATGCAAATGTGCACTATCTCACTGAGCGCGTTGGAGTTCCCGACGATCGAATACCGCCGGCCAGGCGGCGAGCCCAAGAGATTCGTGCTCATCCCCCGTCCCGACGGCAAATACGAGCCGGGTCCGCAATTTCACCGGCAATAAACGGGTCAGCTGACGGGTTTTTCGAGGAGGCCCAGAACTTGATTCACCAGCTCAAGCAGTTCCGCCGGTTCGTGATGGTTTTCTCGCTCTTTGTAGTAGTGGTTGACAGCGTCGCGTATGGGCGGGAACAGTTTTTCGGTCAGTTCCGGCCCCACTCGAGCTCTCATTTCCGACTCGGCGTTGTCGAGCCTGGTGCGGCCTTCGTCGCGCGCCTGGTCCTGGATAAAGACGTCATGGCTGTAGGCGGGCCGTTTACCGGCGATTATCTCACGGTATCCCCTTCGCAACTTCACGAAGTGGTGACGGAGCGGGTCGGTGCATTCACGCAGAGCCGCGGCCCGTTCTGTTCTGTTGGGCATGAAACGTTGCCACAGACGATCGATGATGATGCCGGCGACGATAAGGACGATGCCTTTGATGATGTCAAGGACAGTGCTCATAAAGGGCCTTCCCAAGGATTCGTCAAGGCGTTGTGCTATGGATTGCTTTTGGTCCTGGGCGTGCTGCTTTGCGAAATGTACTACCTCAAAAAGCTGATTTACAGGACACTGCGCGAGCACAGCAACGACCTGTACTACATCAAACACGACCTCAGCTACCTCTACGGAGGACTGGCCATCCAGACAGACAGCGCGCGAGAGGCCGACGCCGCGACATCAGAAGAGGACGATGGCAAGTAACCCCACACGACGAATCGGCATATCACGTGCGCCCGGCGGGTTGCCTGGGATCGACGCGCACGTGGGCGCGTGGCTCGCGTTTGCCGATGCTGGGATTGTCCCGACCGACCTGTTCGGTTGCAGTGCTGGCGCGATCGTGTCCGCGATGCAGGCCACCGGACGATCGGTCTCGGAATGCGAGCTTATCGTGCGCGGACTCCGCACGCGAGACGTCGTCCGGAAACTCCGGTTTTGGAAACTGCGCGCGTTCTGGCTCACCCACTTCTGCGACCCCGCCCCGATTGAGGCCCTCGTGAACGAGCTGCTCCCCGAATCCTTCAACGCCCTGCAGATCCCCCTGACCGTTTCGGCCACGAGCATGGGCCCGCGCAGCGCGTACCGCAACCTCTTTTTCATGGGGCCCAAACTGCGCCAGGCCGTGCGTGCGTCCATGGCGATCGCGGGGGCCTGGCCGTACGTCGACATCAACGGCAACCCGCACAGCGACGGCGGCACGACCGACGCGATCGTTCTCCCGCGGAACCTCGACAAGTACGATGCGTTCTACATCGTCAATCTGACCCGGGATCGGCAGCAGTACCGCAACCGCGACAAGAACATCATCAGCCGGCTCGTGTGGAACGTCGAGCAGCTCGCCGCGTACGAGCGGATCCAGACGCTCGAGGAGTGCTCCGCTCGGCCGAACGTCCACTGGATCAGCATCGACCTTGGCGATTCGAGCATGCTCGCCTTCGATCACGACCTGATCCTCACAGCGCGGATCCAGGCATCACAACAACTCAAGGAGATTAGCCGTGCAACCGAGAAATGATTCCCATAACGTTTTCATAGAGATTGTACTGCTCATTGCGACTGTGGTACTGGTGGGCTTCATTGTCACCAGCCTGACCGGGTGTCAGTCGATCCGGTACGACACTACCGTCAACATCGAGCGGATCGAGACCGCCACCGCCACCGCCCAGGTCCCCGCCCAGACCGCCCCGCTGCCGACCGTGGCGATCGATATTTCCGGCAATGCGGACATCGCAAAACCCATCGAGATCAGCCCGGCGCGCGAGCTCAGCCCGGCCCGGGACGCCCAGGTCCGGGACAACCAGGTCGAAGGGATCCCGCAATAATGACATTCGACGCGTCCGGTTTTATCTCCGGCTTGGCTGGCGTCACACTAGGCGGAATGCTCGTCGGCCTCTGGCTCCGCAACCTGATGTCCGAGCTTCGCGATCTCCGCAACGACATCGAGGACCTCAAAGAGACGCGGATCGCCAAGCTCGAGCGTCGCATCGATCACCTGGCCGACGAATGCGTCGGCTCGGCCGTCCAGCAAGGGCTGAAGAACCTCGAAGGATGGATGGAAAAGATCGACCAGAACCTGGCTCGGGTAGCCGAGAAGACCGCCGGCCAGAACGAACGCATTGCCGCGAACAAAGATTTCCTGACGAACCTCAACGCATCGCATCGCGAGCACACACGAGACCGGGAGCTGCATCAACATGGATAAGTATCACAAGCGACGGTTGATTCTCAAAGCGCTCGCCACCGTGCATCCCGGCCCCGTGCAGCTGGATTTCATCGCAGAACACCCGTCCCTCGAAATGGCGGGCGTCACCCTCGACGAGATCCGGACCGAGCTCCAGGGCTTGGTCGCCCACGGTTTTGTGAAGAACGCGCGGCCCGGCCGCGCGCCCTTGTTGCAGATCACCGCTGCCGGACTCGACCAGATCCGCCGCGACGCCGATCCGCTCGAGTACGTCTGGGGCGAGCACGCCTCGAAGTTTCAGGCATAATACCACGAAGGAGTGGCATCAAGACCAGGGCATACCCCGCCGGCCTTCCCGTGCGATTCCGGCGGCAAGACCTCACGGCACCGGGGTGTCACGGTGCGAGGGCTCATGGTGCGAGCACGGGGTCAGCCGCTCCGCATGACAAGAAAGGCCGGGCCCTGGGAGGCACTGCCCCGGCCCGGTCACCTTACAAAGGGAATGCCGCATGAACGTGTTGAGATGCCGCGTTTGCTTGTCCATCCTCACAAAGAGTGATGTGACCGTCGAAATAATGGACGAGGAATTATGGATCCGGGTCTGTGTGAAGTGTCCGAAGTGCGGCCATAAGATGGACGCGTTTGTGGAGCTTGAGGACCTGGCCGACGCCGAAGAGTAGAACTATGGCCCCACGCAACACAATCGAGACCGAGTACCCGCAGGAGTTGCGGTTAGAGATCGCCAGCTGGTTGCTCGACGCCGTCGGGTACGATCAGATCCGCGACCGGTTGACCGAGCGCGGCGTTGAGCACTTGCCGCACAACAGCAGCTTCGCGGCGTACAAGCGCGGCCTCGAGTTCCGCGAACTCCGCGAGGCCACCTTGCACTGGCGTCGCCGTGCCGAGGAGAAACGCGCGATCGCCAAAGCCATCGAACAGGGCGGCGGCGCCGGCGCACTTGCGGACGTCGCCATGTTCGAAGCGGTCGACGCGCTGCGCGAGTTGATCAGCGGCGGCGCCCTCCAAACCGGCAAAGACGTTGCGAAGGTCGCAACTGCGATATCCGGCCTCAAGCGCACGCTCCTGGCCGACGCCGAGGTCCGGCACAAGCACGAAACCCGCGAGAAGGCCGAAGAGCTCAAGGCCGAGATCGCCGAGGCCACGGGCACGGCAAAACGCAAGCTGACCGGCGAAGAGATGATCCGCAAGCTCGACGAGAAGTTCCTGGGAGTGGGCGCAAAACAGAATGCCTAACGTCCAGACCAATCTAAGCAAGATCGACGACGAGAAGTTCCTCTCGCGTTATCTGCTGCCGTATCAGGTCCGCTGGGCGGCTGATCACGAACGCCTCAAGGCTTGGGAAAAGTCGATCCGGATCGGCGCGACATGGGTCCAGGAGTTCGTCGCCTGCCGCGATCGGCAGGACAAGAACAACGGCGATTACCTGCATAGCTCAGTCACTCAAGACGTTGCCCTCCAGTTCATCGAAGAATGCAAGTGGTGGATGGAGGCGTTCGACATCGTCGCCCAGAGCGAGGGCGAGCTGAACTGGGGCGAGAAGCAGGACGAAAAAGCGTTCTTCATCCGGTTCGACACCGGCCAGCGGATCATATCGTTCAGTTCCAGCCCCCGCGCCGTGCGCGGGTTCGGCGGCAACGTCGGCCTCGACGAGATCGCCTTCCATCAGGACATGGGCGGCATGCTGAAAGCCGCCGGCGGCCGCGCGATGTGGGGTTTCGGCGTGAGTCTTTGGAGCTCGCACAACGGCGAGGACAGCGACTGGAACCGGCTCCTCCAGGAAGAGCGCGCCAAGGGCGATGCTTCGAAGTGGAGCATCCACCGCACCACGATCCACGACGCTGTCGCCGACGGCCTGGTCGAGAAGATCAACCAGGTGCGCGGTACCAATTTCACGCGCGAGGGCTTCATCGAAGACACCATCTCGCTGGTCGGCGGCCAGGAATCGTTCGACGAAGAGTGCGGGTGCGAGCCGAAACGAAAAGGCACCCCCGCTGTGTCGTGGCTCGATCTGCAATGGGCGCAGCAGGACTATGGGCTCGTGCGGATCCACGTCGACGGCGACGCGCGCAAGCACGACACGATAGATCCATGCGTGCAGGCCTTGCTGGCCGATCGCGTCTGGGACCAGCTGGATCCGGCGAAGCGTTACTCCATCGGATACGACGTGGCCCGGAAAGGCCATCTGAGCGCCATCTGGGTCAACGAACTTGCCGGCAAGGTCCGCCGTTTGGTGATGCTGGCCACAATGCACAACTGCAAGTTCGGATCACAGCGCGAGTTCATCAAGCAAGGCATGCGGCTTCACCGCAAGACCGTGGGCGCCGGCGACAACACCGGGCTCGGCATGCAGGTCTGTGAGGAGCTTGAGACAGAGTTCGGCGACGCACGCTTCATCGGCATGAACTTTTCGGCGATGAAACCGTACCTCGGCACGCTGCTTTCACAAACGTACGAAGATCACCTCCAGATCATTCCGCGGAATCCGCAAGAGATCGCGTTCGACATTCGCGGGATCAAGACCGAGACGACCGCGGCCGGCCGGGCCGTTTACACCGAGTCGCGCAATCCGGCCAACCCACTGAGTCACTGCGACGAGGCATGGGCGAACGCGCTGGCCCTGGCCGCGGCCGAAGAAGGCGTGGCCGCCGGCGAAGCCCGGGGCGATCGCGCGCCACGGCGCGAGGATCCCTTTGCCGAACCCGATCACCGCGACGGTCACCGCACCCCCGACAACTCAAGCGACTGGCAGCAATCCCGATCGGATGACTGGTAATAATGCTTTACGACGGACACGGCAAAGAGATTCCCGAGACATCACCGCCCCCCGCGGGGCAGCTGGTGCATTGGGAGCCGAGCGATCGGTATGATACCGACGAGTCGCGGGCGCTTACGCCTTCGAAGGTCGACCGGATCATGCGCGACGCAAACGCCGGCGACATCGAGGCCCAGGCAAAGCTCGCGGCCGAGATCGAGGAGAAAAACTGGGACATTGCACAGGCTCTGCAGACCCGCCGCGCAGCCGTTGCAGGACTTGAGTGGGAGGCCTTGCCGCCAGACGGCGACGATTCCGCCCTGGCCAAGAATGTGGCGGCCGACGTCGAGGAGATCCTGCGGACTCCGCAATACGATACCGACGAGTGGGACACGTTCGAAGAGGCCGTCACGTACGAGCTCATGGGCGCTCTGCTCCCCGGCTTTGCGGTGACCGAGATCATCTGGGGCAAGGGCGGAAAAACCATCCAGGGCTTTTCCGGCATCGAGCAGCGGCATTTCACGTTCCGCGAAAGCCGTCGGCCGCTGCTGGTTACCACCGACCAGTCCAGCGGTGTGGAGCTGGCCCGCAACAAGTTCATCTACCATCGCTACCGGGCGCGCAGCGGCGACGCCACGCGGGGCGGGTTGATCCGACCGCTTGCATGGCTGGACGTGTTCCAGCGCTTGAACATGAAAGACCTGCTCCGGTTCGTGGAGCGTTACGGCATGCCGTTCCTGGTCGCCAAGATCGACGACTCGGCTTGGGAACGCGATCGCAACCGGATCAAGTACCTGATCCAGAACTTCGGCAGCGACGGCGGCGCCGTCTTCACGAAAGCCGTCGAGACAGAGCTCTTGCAGGCAGTCGGCAACCAGGGCGACGTGTACTTCCGGCTGCTCGAGTATTGCGGCGACGCCACCACGAAAGTTGTGCTGGGCCAGCTGGCCACCTCCGGCGACGCCGGCGGATTTTCCAAAGGCCAGGCGCAGGAAAACGTCCGCCAAGACCTGCTCGAAATGGACTGCCGCGGTATCGACGCCACGCTCACAGCCCAGCTCGCCCGGCCATGGGTGGTTTTCAATCATGGCCCGACCGCGCCGGTACCGAAGCTGCATCACAAGTGCGAGCCGCCCGAAGACCTGAAGGCCGAGGCCGAGGTCATCGAGATCCTCTCCCGCGCCGGCAAGACCGTCGCCGACGAAGAGATCGAGGAACGGTTCGGCTACAAGCTGCAGCAGCCGCCCGCCGAAAATGACAAACAACCCTCGAAAAATGACAAACAACCGCCCGGCAAAAGCGCCGACGCAGCTGCGATGTCCGCAGAATCCAGTGCGATCGACCGCGCCGGCGATGTTGCGGACGCCGCACTGTCCGGGTTCCTCGCCGGCAAAGGTTTGTCCGAGTGGTTCGGCCCGCTCCAGGTAGCGATCGCGGTAGCGTTGCGCGGCGAACCCAACGAGACCGAGTTCCGCGACCGGGTGCAGGACCTGGTCTCGGATCTGCCCGGCCTCTACGACAAGATGGACTCGAGCGAGTTCGAAGACACCCTTTCACAAACGATCTTCGCCGCAACCGCCCAGGGCAAAGCCGGCCGCGCCGCGGAACTGGCAGGGAGAGAATAGTGCGGAATCCGCAAGACAAGATTTTGAGTCTCGAGCAAGCTCTCAACTGGCGCTGCGAACTGCGCAAACGACAGCTGTCCATGGTCGTGACAAACGGATGTTTCGACATCCTCCATCGCGGGCACTGCGGCTTCCTGCACCAGGCCTCGCGCTTCGGCGACGTGCTCCTGGTGCTGCTCAACAGCGACGAGAGTGTCCGGGCGTTGAAAGGCAAGGCTCGCCCGATCAACCCCGCCGCCGATCGGGCCTACGTTTTGGCCAGTCTGCGCGCCGTCGACGGCGTGGTGATTTTCGATGGCGAGCGGTGCGATGGCGAACTTCGCGCACTCGCGCCGGACACATACACGAAAGGGTGTGACTACGGCCTGGACAATCTCGACGCGGGCGAGCGCGCCGCGCTCGAGGAACACAAAAGCGAGATCCTTTTCATACCGCTGGTCGAGGGTTACTCGACCACCGCGATCATCGACAAGCAATGAAACCGTTAACCTTCAACGCAGCGAACGAGTGGCTTGCGAGCCGCGTGAACGTGCCCACGGGCATGTCGAGCGCAGAGCTCGCACTGGCGCCCGACTTCCCGGCCGCGGTCCGCAGCCACGCGTTCTTCTCTGCCCGGGTCACGAGCGCGAACGTGCTCGACGCCCTGCGCGAAGAGGTCGACCGTTTCACTGCTGGCAAGACCGATATCGCGACCGCCCGGCTCCGTCTCAAAACGTTCTGCAGCCGGCAGGGGATCGCCCCCGACGACATCGGCGACACGCAAACCCCGCCGCCCGGCATGGACGAACGCGAGTGGAAGCAACGCAAATCAATCAAGAACGTGGCCAGCACCCGTCGGATCGACCTCATTCTCCGCCAGAATTCCGGCATGGCTCATTCACTGGGCAACCGCGAGGTATCGATGCATCCGGTGGTTAAACAACGCTGGCCCTTTTTCCGGTACCTGCGTGGCGTCAGCCGCGTGGATCATGCCAGGTACCACAACCTGGTGCTCCCGAAAGACGATCCATTCTGGTACACGCACACAGGGCCGTGGGACTACGGCTGTCAGTGCGGCGTGGAAGACGCCGACGCCCAGGAAGCGACCAGGTACGGCGGCGTGAGCAAAGCGATCGTCGCCGAGAACCCCGACGGAAGCCAGACAGCCACCGTCCACTCGGCCCAGGGCGGCACGCTCAACATCCCGCCCAGCCCGAGCGGGTTTGTCTGGCGGATCGACTCCGCCTTCACCGAGCCCAACTGGGCCGCCATCCCCGACGGCCCGCTAAAAGCGATCGTCCGTCGCGACTATGCGCTGTACCCTCTGGCCAAGAAAGCGGTGAGGCGACACCAGCGCCGCATCGCCCGGAAGCTCCCCGCTCAAGCGCCTGACGCGGAAACGAAGCTGGCGGAGATAGAAGAGCAGATCGTGAAGAACAAGTTCGAGACAGGTTTCGTTGTGGACGAAACGGGCAATGTTGTCTTACGCAAGAAGGGCCAGAAGTACTCTGTGTCGTTCACCCCCGCTGAGATCGCGACGTTTGCGGACAATCGGTTCACGCACAATCATCCGCGCGGTTGGAACCATCCGCAAACGGATCCGAGACACAAGGGCAACTCGTTCAGCACCGCCGACGTGTTGACCTGCACGCGGGCGAACACCAGCGAGATCCGGGCCGTGTCGCCGGGCTGGCTGCACATCATGCGACGGCCGAAAGCCGGATGGCCCGCACTGGCCACGACCCAATCGGAGATACGAGCGGCCGAGTCCGCCGTGCAGTCACGGTTCTGGTCCCAGATCCGTGCCGGCAAGGTGACCCCGGAACAGGCCAACGCGGAGCACTACCACGAACTCTGGACGGAGTTCAGCTCGAAGCTGAATATCCAGTACATACGAAAGAGGAGAAGTAGCCGTGGAAAATGAACTTGACACAGAATTCGAGGAAGTGATTTACAGCCCCGTGTGCGCGCGCTGCAAGCGTCTCGACTTCCTCAGTTCCGAGCCAGGGCATCGGTGCGCTGCGTTCCCGGCAGGGATCCCCGACGAGATCTGGCGCGGGGATAATGATCACCGCCAGCCCTACCCCGGCGACAATGGTCTGCAGTTCGAGCGGGCGGAGTAATAGACGTGTGGATTTTCGCAAAACACGGGTTCATCAGTGTGGTCCAGGACCGGAACGATCCGGCGCGGCTTTTGGTGCGAGCCAGGAAGCGTGAGGACCTGGAAAACCTGGATATTTCCGGCGACGTCACCTCGGAGATCTCCGAGACGCCGGACGCGGATTATCGGTTCCGGATCTTTGTGCCCCGCAAGGCATTCGCGGCGGCGCTTCAGCGCATGGCCCTGGCGATCGACTACACAAATTTCAAGACCGCGGTCCATGGCGTGCCGGACCGCGACAGCGCCTATTTCAGCTGCTGGGCTGCCATGCGACGTTTCCAGGAAGGGGTGAACGTATGAACTCAACGCCAACCATCCACCGAAACCTTTATAGAGTGCTGTCTACTGTTTGTCTCATGACAGTTTTGACAGTCCTGGTTTCGGCCGCGGACGAGCCGAGGCGCAAGTGGCGGGAGGCCGATTATCAGCGTGTGTGGGCGAGGGCGAACGGCGGCGAGGTCGAGGTGCGTCTCGACGACGGTACGCGGGTGGACATCCTCACCGACACCCACGCGATCGAGGTGGATTACGCGGCTAAATGGGCCGAGGCAATCGGGCAGTGTCTGTACTACGCGGCCAGGACGGGGAGGACACCCGCGATCCTGCTGATCGCGGACACCGCAAACGACAAATGGCTCGCCTATCTCGAGCGGATCGGTACGGTCAGTCGATACATCAAGATCGACATCCCGGTCTGGGTGATCGAAAAACGGCCCTCACCGCCCGCTCCCACAGTCCCGGAGCCGACGGAGGCCCGGCCCTCCGAGAACGCCGAGCTCCCGACGCGGGAGAAGCTGATACCTAAGAGGCCCGAATGAACCAACCGATACAAATTTGCTCATGGCCGCGGTCGGGCACGCATTTGCTCATGGCCTCGATCTGGCAGAACTTCCTGGTGGGCCACTGGCTGGAACCGGAAAGTGTGCAAAACGAATACGGTTTGCTCGACCGGCATGTGCCGGTCGACGCCGAAACGGTCACGATACCGTGGGCACATCTGTTTGCGTGGGACGGACATTTTGCCTGGGATCCGGCCGGCCGGCATCGAGACGAAGATCCCGCCAAGATCCTGTATATCGTGCGTCATCCCTTCTGCGCTCTGCGCTCGGCATGGACGCGGCACGGCGGCTGCTCGTTTGCCGCTTACGCACATGAGCACCTCGTACGCTGTTGGGTCGATCACGTCGCCAGTTACAGGCAGGTCACGACCGTGCGATTCGAGGACCTGGTCACCACGCCGGTCGAAATCCTGGGCAAGATCGAGGAGCTGTACGGCCTGCGTCGCCGGCACGCGGATCTCCGACCCGTCAGGGCCATGGTAGGCTGGGCCCCCGGCACGGGCTCGATCGACTCGTGGAAGTCTGCGTCGGACGCCGAGGCCCGATGGTTCCGGCATTTCCTGGCCCGCGCGCCTGAGATTACGGAACGGTTCGGGTATCACATGTGATGAGGATCGGCATGGGAAAGCAGTTATTCAACTTCGATCATGACACCGCCGCGCTGGACGCAAAGGATTTGTTTGCGAGCCAGACCCACGTTGAGCTCGACGGCGACGGCATCCCGACCGCCTGGCGGATCTTCCCGATCGGGGAGTTCGAGTTGACGCGCGGCGGCGTGACGCTGCGCGCCCGTTTCTCGGCCGAATCCGGCGAGCTTGTGATGTCCCATTATGAGCAAAAGGGCGAGCGGATCCCGATCGATTGCGAGCATTTTTCGTATCACTTGGCCAAGCTCGCGGGGGTCGAAGAGTCGGACCTGACCGAACAGCTCAAGGCCGAGCACGCCGCTGCGGGGTTCGCAAGTCTGGCCATGCGCGCCGACGGGTTGTGGGCCACGGACGTCGACTGGGTGCCCAGGGCCCGGCTGCTCATGGCGGAGAAGACGTACAGGTATTTTTCCCCGGTTGTCCGGGGACTGAGGGACGGCCGGCTCAGAGTAACGAGCGTGGCTCTCTCGAATACACCGGCGATCGACCATCTCGATCAGCTGGTTGCGCAAGCCGAAGCGGAGGACGTCTCCGCAGCCACGGCAGGGGTTAGTCCTGCCAGACGGGGCGGTCGCGCCGCCCGAACAAAAGGAGGAGCTATGGAAAAGCTGCTCACCCTGTTGGGGGCGATCCTGGGTATGGATGCGATCGCTCTGAGCGATGACGGGACGCCGCCGGCGGACCTCATCACCGAACTCACCAAACACCAGGCAGAGGTCGCCCGGCTGCGATCCGCGGAGTCCGCACAGGACACGTTCCTGGGCGGCGTTCGCGACGCGCTTGCGATGTCCGCGGACGACGGCCTGGCCATTGCCCAAGGCAAGGTTCTCGCGCTGGCCGAGAAGGCTGAAGCCGACTCGACAGCGCTGACGGCCGTCACCGAACGGGTCAACGTCCTGGAGACTGCGCAGGTCGAGAAGGACAAGGCCGACCTGATCGAGAAGGGTCTCATGTCCGGCAAGTTCACGCAGGCCATGGTCGACAAGTGGGCCAAGGGTCAGGACGTCGCCGTGCTCACCGCGTTCCTGGAGAGCGCCCCGGCCGTCGTTAAGCCTGGCCAGACCGTGGACAAGACCAAGCTGCCAGCCGCCGACGACGTCGCTCTGAGCGACAGCGATCGGGCGGTCGCGAAGGTGCTGGGCATCACCGAGGAAGAATTCGAGACGCAGAAAAAGAGCCTGCGAGGCGTGGCATAAGCCACTGACGCTGTGCTACCGGGCCATGACGCCAATCTCGTCCCGGTAACACTAGCATACCCCGCAGACCCACCCCCAAGCGCAACAAAACAAGGAGGCTCCACAATATGACCGCTCTTGCCGACAATAGAAGCGCTCCGCTTCTGGCTGGCGAAGATCTCGTCGCCGCCCTTACGATTCTCGACGCAGAGATCATCTACGCCGGCGGCATGCTCGCCATCGACTACGCCGACGAAATCCAAATGGCGAGCAACACGCAGGGACTCAAAGTCATCGGCTGCAGTCCCATCAAGATCGACAACACCGACGACGGTGAAGTGCTGAAGCGCGCCGGCGACGAGGCGCTCCGCGGAATCCGCCGCTTCAACAACAGCTCCACCTACCCCGTCCCCCGCAGCGCGATCGGCCAGAACTGCTACGTCGAAGACGATAACATTGTTGCCGGCTACGCCAGCGCCCTGGTCCCGGCCGGTATCGTTCATGACGTGGATTCCGACGGCGTCTGGGTCGACCAGCGCCCCTGGGCCCTGGCCCTGGCGTGGGAGCGGCGTCCGGACACGCGCGCTGCGAAGACCGACGACTACACCGTCACCGCCGCGATCGCGTTCGACGGCCGCACGTTCTTTGCCTGCGACAAGGCCAGTGTCATGGAAATCACCCTGCCCAGCGCGGTGGCCGGCATGCGCGTGGGTGTGCAGCGCACGTCCGCAACCGCGGCGCACGACCTGACAGTCCAGGCCGCGACCGGCGACCGCATCCAGGCCAGCGACGCGTTTTGTGCCGCGGGCAAACAGGTCGACAACACGGTCGATGCAATTAGCGAAATCGTCTGGTGGCGTGCCCAGGACGACACGTACTGGGTGCTGGACAAGCCCTATCCGAAGGACTTCGCCAGCTGGGTCGTAAACGACACGTAAACCCCGAAAGCGAGGCGTCCGTCGGGGGCTCCGGCCCCCGTTCGACAACCAACTCACACGAAAGGACAACCCGGTATGGACATCAATCGAGCGAATCTCAACAGCCTTTTCATCGGCTTCAACAAGAAGCTGCAGGAAGGCTTCGGCATGGCCGATATCGTGTTCGAAACCTTCAGCATGATCCTTCCGAGTTCCACGGCGATCGAGAAGTACGGCTGGCTTCTGCTGCTCAGCCGTATGCGCGAGTGGATCGGCCCGCGGCAGATCAAGGACATCGAGAACAAAATCATGTCCTTGACGAACAAGGACTTCGAGCACACCATCGGCGTGGCCGGCAACGACATCGAGGACGATACCCTCGGCATTTACTCGCCTCTCTTCACACAGATGGGCATTGACTCACGGTACCTCTGGCAGCGGCTGGCCGTTGAAGCGCTGTACACCAACGGCAACTGGATGGACGACGCCGCGTTCTTCCTGACTACCCGCAAGTATGGCAGCAACACCATCAACAACAAGGTCACGACCGCGCTGAGCGAGAGCACGTTCGAAACCGCTTTCCAAACAATGGAACAGTATCTCGGCTACGACGATAGCCCGTTGGGCGTCAAGCCTAACCTGCTCGTGGTCGGCCCGAAGCTGCGCAACACGGCGTGGGACATCGTCGAAAACCCGTACCGCTACGACAGCTCGGACAAGGTCCAGGTCGCGAACCGCAACAAGGACAAGGTCAAGGTCCAGGTTGTGCCTGAGCTCGTTGGCACGTACGACGATTACTGGTTTTTGATGGATTGTCGCGGCGCGGTCAAGCCGGTTGCCCTGCAGAAGCGCAAAGAGGGCACCCTGCAGCGCTGGGACACCGAGCACGACGAATGCGTCAAGAACCACAACCGGTATGACTACGGGCTCCACAGCCGTGGTGTCGCCGGCCTGACGCTCCCGCACCTGTGCTATGGCGGGCTCAAGTCGTAACCGCCTGATTCTACCCCCCCCCAGACAGGGGCGGGAGGGACCGCGGACCTCCCGCCCCTATTCGCAGAGGTGAAACATGGGTAACTACATCGGCAGGACAGAGGTGCAGGACCGCCTCAGGAGGAACTACACCGCACTGTACACCCCGAAAGGTGGGTCCGCGGTCGACACCGACATCGTCGATGCCGACATCGAGGCCGCCGAAGCCGGGGTCGATGGGTATCTCGCCCAGCGTTACGTGGTGCCCATCACCAACGCCGACGCGATCAAGCTGTGCAAGGGCTGGGCGCTGACGCTCCTCGAGGAGCTGGCATACGGCAGCGTGCCCGGCCGGGAGATCCCGGCCAACGTGCAGTCGCGCGTGGACCGTGCCCACAAGCAGCTCGAGAAAGCCGCGACAGGCGACCTCAGTCTGGGTGCGCCGACAGTGCCCGATGAACGCAGCGACGCCACGGGCGTGATCATCGTTGAAGGCAACACGCCGGAAATGGAACGCGCGGATCTGGACGGCTGGTGATGTTCAACGTCAAGATCAAAACCGAAGTCGACGAGTACCTGGCGGCAACGGCTGACAAGCTGGACAACCCGCTGTTGTTCCTGGTGCCCTGGGGCAACGCGGTGGCTAAGGATGCTCGCGCCAATGCCCGGGCCAAAGGCGGGCGCAGGTTTTGGCGCGAGATCGCCCGGGCAACTCGCGTGCGCACGGTCAGCCCAAACGCGGTCGAGGTGGCTAACTGGCACGTTGCCGGCGGCCACAAGCAGACGGGCGGGGAGATCCGCCCGAAACGCGCCAAGGCCTTGACCATCCCGATCAGCGACGAAGCGAAAGGCAAGCGGGCCGGGGAGTTCGAAGTGGGCGGACGCGATCTGTTCGTGCTGCCCAAAGACCAGGGCGATACGACGGGGATCCTGGGCTATTCGGACAACGGCGAGTTCCACGCGCTGTTCGTGCTGCGGAAGCGAGTGGTCCAAGAAGCCGAGCCCTGGTGGCCGGACGCACGTCGGACAACACAGCTGGGTATCATCGAGGCGGACCGGTTTGTCGACAAGGAGATCGGCTAGTGGCAACCGACCGACATGCGAAGATCGCAGATATCGTCGCGGATGTGAAGACGCGCCTCACGGCTCTGAGCATCTTCGAGGAAGTCACGCACTGCCAGGCGACGTCGATCAAGGATATCGCAAGGGTGCTCACCCACGCCGTGCAGCTCCCGGCCGCGGTCGTGGTGGCCGGCACGGGGGAGTACCCGAGGGACGACCCCATGGCTCCGCCGCAACGGCTGCGTGAGTTGGATATCGGCGTAATCATCGTCGGCACATACGACGTGGATCCGGACGCCGGCGCGGACGATGTCTGGGCCCTCGAGGACGCGGTCGACCGGTCGTTTACGCCTGGGCCCCACGCGGCCGAGGTGACGATCAACGGGGTGATCTATGAGCCCGCCGGCACGCAGCCGATCGCGCTGGACGAAAACCGCGCGGCACGAATGCTAACGCTGAGAACGATCGATCCGGTCCAGAGCCGGAGCGATCCGTAA